TTATAGTTAATATATACATTATCATAATTTTGTTTGACTATATTTGTTAATTGATGTCTTTTTGTTAAATTTCCGTTTATATAAATATCTAATACATTTTGAGATGTTAGTCTTATAATTACACAAACCCATTTTTTTATAGGAATACCATCAATATAAACATCATCATATATTTTGTAAGGATGTTCATTTGATTCATTATCTTGAAATATATTTAATCTAACAAGCATTCCAAGTAATGGATATTTTTCTATTAAATTATTTGAAAATTGTTTTTTTCCATTATATAAATAAACTCCGGGACAATTATTAGGACCATATACTCCAGGAGGATCACCATCTTTTAAAGAACCTTTATGAAATACATGTCTATAGTCTATATCATCATTGTAATCTGCTTCATTAATATACATCCAAAAAGAATAACTAAATTCAATTCCATCATATTGATTTTTACTTCTTAAAACTGGTATAGCATTATTATTATCCATGGATTGTGGAATAGATAAAGGAGTCGTTGCATCTTTCATACCATAAAGCAAATATGGAGTTTCACTTGGAGATAATAAATATATAATTAATTTACTTATAATATAAAATAAAAAACTAAATATTATAATAACCAATAATAAAAAACTAGCTTTTGCTATTAATGTATTTGAATTTAAAAAATCATTTGTTAAATTAAAATTTTCATTTTTCATATTTGGTTTAATAGACTCTATATTTTCTTTAATATTATTACTAATATTTTCTGTACTTTCTTTAATTTTATCAAAGTTTTCTTTAACACTATTTTTTAAATTTTCCATTTAATATACTATAATATTATATAAAAATAATAATTATAAATTTTATTATATTGTAAAAGAGCCTCTTTCTTTATTATATTCTAAAAATGATACTTTCATACTATATTTATCATATAATGATTTTGCTAATGATGAATTTATACCTTCTTTGTATATATTATATGCCTCTTGTGGATTAATAGCATTTGGTTCAAATCTTACACGTGTTATCATACCTTCAAAACCAATTGCATTATTTCCTATATGTCCTAAATATATTTTTTTAGAAATATTAGATGTTGTTGGATTATGAGAATTATATATACCTGGTAAAATAAAAGAATTACGTAATTTTCCATCTAAATAAACATCTAAAATTTTTGTATCAACACATATTGTTAAACAATTCCATTTTTGAACAGAAATATTTTTAATTAAATATCTTGTATAACAATATGAAGAATCACTTGCTAATGATGCAGATTCTGGAATAGTTTCTATATCAATTAATAAATTATTATTATAATCATCTAAACATATATTTAAATTTTTATATGGAACTCCTGTAGATGGAACACCTTTACATTCTTTTTGACTTAATCCTATTTGATCATTATTTGTAAATATATTTCTTGCATTATGATTATTTGACATAAATAATATATTTTTTTCTTTTGAAATACTATTTTCCCAATCATCTATATAAAACCAAACACTTAACATAAAATTACTAGTATTATTATCAGGAAAATTATTAATAACATTTACATTAGTAGATAATAATGATGAATTTGATACTAAACTATCTGTAGATGCTGGTGTTTTTGCATCACATATAATATCATATACTATATTAGTTGTAAAAAACATTTTTCCTAATATCCAAATAATTAATAATATTAAAAAAATTATTAATATTAGTTTAAATGCATCCATTTATATATAATATTTTATATTATTTTATAATATTATTAATTATTTTATAATATTATTAATTATTTTATAATATTATTAATTATTTTTATAATATTATTAATTATTTTTTGTTAAATTATATAAAAATTCTATATTATTTACTTGTTTAGGTTGAGAAAAATAATAAATATCTTTTATACCTCCATGTATCCCATTTTTATCTAATTTATTTTTAATATCACCTATACTTATTTTTTCATTACCATGAAAATCAGGTATATGTTTTTTTGATGCTACTAATTTGCCATCTATAAAAATATCTATAATATTATTATCATAATTAATAATAAAATTTAACCATTTTTGATATTTTAAATTAAAATTATTAAATTTTTTATCATTAGATATAAAAATTGTATCAGATTGATCATTTTCATTCATTAATGTTTTAGATCTAATTATTAATTGTTTAGTTTTACCATTATATAATACTCTTGGTTTATCTGAATAGTTAAAAAGTGTAGTTTCTTCATTATATGCAATACTAGTATTATTTGGTTGGGGATTTAAATATAAATAAAAACTTATACTATAACTATAATCACCTAATTTTGCTCTAGTTGGACCTCCATTAAAAATTGTTTTTAAATTATATTTTTCATTACTAAATGGTATATTAAAATCTAAATAAGATGTATCATTTTCTTTATTATTATTATATTGTCCATATAATTCTTGGTATGTTCCTATTACTTTATATTCATTTAAATAATATGGACCTTGTCCCCCTAATAAATCATTACCATTTAATTGTATAATAAATTTATAAAACATTGGAATAAAAAATACCATACTTATTAATAAAATTTCTAAAATTAATAATATAAATATTGTAGAATGTGTTATTTTTAAATCATCTTTAAGTTTATCTATAAAAATTATTAATAAACAAGGAATAAAAAATATTAAATTTTTTATTATACATATTATTGCTTTAATTTTATCTAAAATATTAGTTAAATCTTTTAAATTATTACAAAAATCTTGTGAATTATTTTGATTACTATCTAATTTTAAAAATTTTGCTATTACTGCTAATGTTGTTATAAATATTGTTAAGCCTAAAATATTATTTAATATTTTATATGAATTTTGAAAATTTTGTAATAAATAAAAAATAAAAACTATTACTATAATTGGTATTAAAAATATTAAAATATAACTAAAAAAATATTTAAAAATATTTAATATTGGAACAACTAAAGTATTTTGTAAATTATTTGTATTAAATTCATAATTTATTATATTATCTTTTTCTTTAATTTCATATAATTTATTTTTATCTTTACTATATAATTCATAATCAATAGAATTATCTTTTTTATATTGATTTCTATGAAATAAAAAAAAATATATAGTTAATGTTATAGTTAAAACACTTAATGATAATATATATGAAAATTTATTATCTTTTAAATCAAATAAATTATAAACATAAATAATATAGTAATATAATATTAAAAAAACTACTAATAATATTGATATATATAGTTTAAAACTATCACCATTAAATATTGTGTTTAATAATTTTATAAAAAAATTTTTTATAATAGGAAATACATGTTGTAAAATATTAAAAATAATAGTTAACAAGTTTTGAAATATATTAGTTAATTCATTAAATATATTCTTTATATTTTCAAATATAACCATAATATTACTATAAATATATATATAAAATTTTATAAAATTTTATATATATATTTAGTAATGACTACAAAAAAAGGTGGAAGCAGAACACGGAATTATAGAAATAGAATAAATGGTAAAAAAACTGTACCTATTACTATAAAAGAAAAGAAAAGAAAAGAAAAAACAGAAAAAAATAATTTAAATAATAGTGAAAAAAATATTTTTAAAAGATTTTTAAATAAATTTTTTACTCGTAAAAAATCATTTAAATTATCTCCAATATTAGTACCACCTACCTCCAATAATTTTCAAACTAAAAAATCAAATACATTAAGTTCAGAAAAAAAGAAAAAAAAAGCTTTAGCACGTAGTTTACCAAATAATGTAGTTGGTATTAATACAGAAACTGGGGTTATATATAGACATCATACTGAATAATTTATAAATTTTCTAATGCTGTTTTTTTACCATGGCATTCTCTACATAATGCTTCTAAATTATTTACATCATTTGAACCCCCATATTCTAATTTAACTCTATGATCTACTTCAAACCAAGCAGGTAGTTGTTTAGTACAATGTTTACAACACCAATTTTGACTTGCTGCTACATATTTTTTTTTTGTTTCACTTACAGATCTTTTTGTTTTTGTATTTGCTAATAGTGCATTTTTTTGCGCATTAGGTAAATTATTTATAACATTTATATTTGAATTATTATAGGGATTTTTATTGATTAAATTAGTATTATAATTAGAATTTATAGAGTCTCCTAAAGCTTTTCCAGTAAAATCTATAAATGGTGTCACAAAACTAGTTGTTTGTCTATCTATTGGTAAATATTTTATATAGCCATGTGCATTATTAAAAAATTCTTTAGCATTTTGAGGTGAACGTTTTAAATATAAATATACACATAACCCAATAAATCCTATTAATCCCATTTTATAATATTTACTATATGATTTTAAAAAATGCATAAGTTTTCCTTCAAAATAAATATTTGCCGCAAAAAATATAACTATTGCTCCAATAAATATTTCTAACTTCATAATTAATATATTATT